GTTTTCTACAATCGACGTATTCTTGTTATATAGATCTTCGTAAAACACCAGTTTAGATTTTGGGTGTAAAGCAGCAAACTGAAATAGTTTTCTGTACTTCGTAGCTTCATGCACAAAATTGTTTATGTAAGGAATTTCTGTTGGTTCGTATTCATGATAATATCCATACTTTACAGCATTGACTCCGCTTATACACAACTCGCGAATATTCGCACGGGCAAGCACTATAACATGGGAAAAGTTTTTTACATTTTTATTTAACCATTCTGGGTTATGATCTATCATGGTTTTGAATACGCAGTTATCTGGTATAGGGTCGCCTTCTTTATACGTTGGTTTTCTTTTCTCGAGGTCTCTCCAGAAATGTGTGTTAAAGGGTTCTGCTATAAGTTTAAGGTTTAGAGTTTCAGATAGGCAGCGCATTAGATTAGTGCTGCCTGTACGCCCGATCGCTACGATCAAAATTTTCATTGAGACAGGTCTCTGATATGCGCAGTCCGTATAATACTAACAGACATCCTATAAGGAGTATGTAAAATGACTCTATGCGTAACCCCAGAAGGCATAGTGATCATATTTTTCTTGGGTTCTAATACGATACTTTTTATTTTCCCCTCATGTATATCAAACCATTGCCACTCAGTAATGCCTTCTATGTTAAAGGCATAGACATGATAACCGTCTATGTGCCAGTTTAAAGTGCCTATGGTGGTTTCCGCATCAGAAGCAAACATAGCAACAAACTCGCAATCTAGTTGCTCTCGCATAACCTCCAATGATTCTGGTGACAATCCGGACTCAACCAAATCGGGGCAGCGATGAACCCATCTTATGGGTTCACCCCAGTCCTGCCCCCTACATGACCACCCTTGCTCTGTACGACTACCCAAAGACCATAACTCGTCCTCATCAGGAAGTTGCTCAACGATATACTCAGGTATCAACTGCTCCCTGACTGCTCTATTGTTCCAAGCAGGGTCTAACCTATTGTGCTGCACCCCAAACCTCTTTCCAGTCTCCAGTTAACGCACCGCGAGCATAATCAGTAGCACGGTTTTCAAAGAAGTTCGTGTGCGTAGGTGCGTTGATCATTTCTTCTACCCAAGGCAAGGGGTTTTTCTTTACTTTAAAAATTCCCTTCATGCCTAAACTAATTAGTCTTCGATCTGCAATATATCGAATATAATGCTTGACTTCTTCTGGGGTCAAATCTTCCATCGGTCCCATCGCAAACGCAAGATCAATAAACTTGTCTTCAAGAGCAACCATCTTCTCAGCGATAACGTAGATTTGAGACTTGAGGTCGTCGTTCCAAATCTCAATATTTTCTTCAACGTAGGTGCGGAACAACTTAATCATGGACTCAGCATGCATAGTCTCGTCAACGATGGACCAAGTTACGATTTGACCCATACCCTTCATCTTGCCGTGACGCGGGAAGTTGAGTAACATGATAAAAGAAGAAAACAACTGCATGCCTTCAGTAAACGCTGAGAACGCGGCGATGTTAGTAGCGACTGATTCAGGAGTGCCGTTATTATTTGACAGATCCATGAAGTAATCGTGCTTCTCGCGCATCGCTTCGTACTCTAGGAACTCATTGTATGTTGATTCGGGCATACCCAGAGTCTCGATGAGATGAGAATATGCCGCGACATGTAGTGCCTCGCGCGCACAGAAACCAGCAAGCATCATACGCACTTCTGGTTGCTTGAAATATGGGAGATAGTTGTTAACATACCCACCCGCAACATCGATGTCGCCTTGGGTGAAGAATCTAAAAATATTTGTGAGGAATGCTTTTTCCTCGTGCGACAGTTTGCGTTGCCAATCCTTGACATCTTCTGCCATTGGTACTTCTGTATGCAACCAGTGAGATTGTTCGTGCTTCAACCATGATTCATATGCCCATGGATAATTAAATGGTTTAAAGTATTCTCTTTCGTTGACTAGACTAGGTCTCATGTTTTCTTTTCCTTTCTCCGTTTTTAAACCAAGTTATTAATACTATTCGTTCCCCTTGATATACTTTACTCACTCCATGTGTCAGGTCTGGACCATATATCATACTTTGACCATCTTCTAAATTTACTATGTCCGGAACAATGTTTAGTCCGTATGGTGCGTGTTTATCTTTTTCTTTGTCATTATGCCTTGCGCAAGCATAGTGCGATGGTCTGGGACCAGGAGATTCATACTCAGATAATATAATACATTCTCCTCCCACCAAATCCTTCGAATCTATTAACGTAACAATCGTCAATTCCGAGTCAAAATCTTCATGCAATCTAGTGAAAGAATCAGGAGGATATCTTAGGAAGTAACATCCAACGATATGCGATTTTCTAGAGTAGTTATGTAGTTCTTTAAGAAATTCCAGTTCATAATCTTCTGTTGTAACATCTAACCTGTCCAAATGGAATAGGTTATAATACTGCCAAACTGGATACCAGTGATCACTATTCTTGTAATACTCTTTTGCCTGTTCTAATGCTTGTTCGGATAGGATTACATCTTTTACATAACCACCCATTTATCCCTCGCATGCAATACATTCTTCATCATTCACCATTGCGCTCATATCTATCTCTTTGATAACTTCGCGCTCAATACGCTTCGATACTCTGTCTGCCTTACCAAGTTTCTCAGACCGACAGTAGTACAAAGTCTTCATGCCTTTCTTCCATGCTAAAAAGTGCACCGCGTGCAGGTATACAATATTTGTATCAGGACGGAAAAATAAATTAATTGACTGAGATTGATCAATAAAGTTTTGTCGATCAGCAGCGTGTTCAACAACCCAACGTTGATCAATCTCCATTGACGTTTTAAAAACGTCGCGTTCATCTTGCGTCAAAAACCGTAGATGCTGAGCAGAACCATCGCTGGCAATAATGCCAGACCATATTTCATTATAGTCCTGCTTAGTTTCACCCGACTCAATCTTAGATTTAATCAGTTGATCTAGATAGCGGTTCTTATTAAGATACGCTCCAGAAAGGGTATCCTGTCTGTAAGCATTTGCTCGATATGGCTCAACACTTGGAGAAGTATTGCCCATGATGATGCTACTGCTAGCATTAGGAGCAATAGCCATAACGTGAGAAAAGCGTCTGCCAGTGCCTGCGGCGTCAGGTGCTTCTCCCCGTTCTTTACCCAGTTCCATATTTGCTTCATCGAGTTTCCTCCTTATTAAAGAAAAGATTCGATTATTTGTTACCTTCGCCATAGCACAGTCGAAAGGCAACATTTTCTTTTGAAGATAAGCATGGAACCCAAGGGCACCGATGCCGATACTTCGTTCCCTCATAGCAGAAAACTTAGCACGGGACACGGTGTCGGGTGCGTTATCAATAAAGAACTGAAGGACGTTATCAAGCATTTCTGCCATGTCCCTCAAAAACATATCGTTCTTGCTCCAAGCATCATAGTTCTCAAGGTTTACTGACGACAAGCAACAAACAGCAGTGCGCTCCTCGTTAGTTGGCAAGATGATCTCGGAGCAAAGGTTGGACTGATGAATTTTTAAACCGAGTTCTTTTTGAAACTCTGGCATCATCCGATTACTTGTGTCAATAAAATGAATGTACGGTTCGCCCGTCTCCATACGCAACTCTAGGATCTTTTGCCAGAGTGCTTTCGCTGATACGGTGTCGCGGATCTCGCCTGAGTGCGGATCGGTCAAGTTCCACCTATCGTCTGCATCAGGATCCTGCATGCATCGCTCAATTAATTCCATAAAGCGATCGTTGATATTGATACCATGATGCAGGTTTAGGCAACGACGATTTTGATCACCTGTTGGTTTGCGCATCTCAAGGAACTCAGTAATATCTGGGTGAGAGATGTCAAGGTATGCCGCATAGGAACCACGGCGAGTCTTGCCCTGACGATACGCCAAGGAAGATGCGTCATAAGTTTTAAGGTGAGGAATAACGCCAGTAGACTTTTCGTCTGAGGAACGGATGCCAAACCCGATACCTACACCGCCACCCATCATAGACAACCAATTGGTTTCTGACAGGTTAGCGACTAGACCTTCAGCAGTGTCTTCGATATAGTTCAGGAAGCATGAGATTGGCATACCCTTTCCCGTGCGCCCATACGCGAGGATAGGAGTAGAGTAAGATAACCAATGCTTAGATGCGTAATCGTAAAGACGCTGAGCATGTTCTGGGTTGGAGGAAAACTTTTTAGAAACGAAAGCGAAACGATGTTGAGGCGACTCTTCATCTTCTCTCATATAACTTTCGCGTAATCTTTGAAGACCAAGTTTGTCGAAGAGGTCGTCTCGGGAGAGATCTATCTCGATCCCAAGGTATTCTTGCTTTGCCATTTCGCTTCCTTTGACGAATTAATTTTACAGGGTAGACTTATATATTATAATGAGATGTGTCAACAAAGCAAGTTATTTTTGAATCTTTCGCATCCTCCCTGCGATCTCAATGAACCTCCTAGTAATGGGGTATCTGTTTCTTTTACGAGGTCCCATATTAGCAGTGTCTTGAGGGATGCCAGCGGCAGCAGTAGTCATTGCGTCCTCAGCGGCAAATTCCTTAAACTTTTTCATTTCCTGAGTTCTCCTACAGCAACATACAGTTGCTTCGCTGTTCGTTCGTGCGTGACTTCAAATATGTCTACGCCAAGTATGTTTCCTTTAGAATAGGTGTTGTCAAAGACTCGAACCTTATCACCTTTCCGACAAACATCCTCGCAAGTAACATTGAGCATCTTATCATTGGCGAGTCTATAGATTCCTGGAGACAGCATACCATCTTTAGTACAGAACCATGAATTACCTTCTGTAAGTGCCTCTAGAGGATCCACACCGGACGCCTGCACTATTTTGTCGACAGAAGAGTCGGATAGGTTCAGTTGTTCCTTGATTAAGAAAAGTGCTGCTGCATACGAGGCAAGTTTACTACTGCCACCAGGAACTTTAGCGAGTAACTTCTTAAGGTTGAACACCAAACGATGAAACATATTATATGCGCTTCTTTCATCACTGGTTTCAGGTGATTTGAGTTTTTTACCGTCTTTGTCGATAAGACCAAGTTTAAAGGCAGTTGTGTCTTCAAACTTGGTTGTGAGTAGACGCAAGAACCGAAGGGTGTATACTAGATCGCCTGTTCTGGATAAAAGTCCCATTAGATATTTTCCAATTTTTGGACCACCCAAGGATCCGATTCTATTCCTTCTAAGTCTCCTGGTTTCAACGCTTGAAGATATTCTAAGAAAGGTTTTAGTATGGGCAAATCTCTTGGTCCTGTTTTAAACATCAACATTAAGACGCCTGATTCATGCCCAAATACGTTTAGGAGGATCATTATGTGATTGAGTATTAGTCTCTCACACAAGTCTCCTCCACGCGTGTACCTGTTGAACAATCGCTTGATATACTTAAAGCGATTTAGTTCTTCATAAAATTCTTCAGCATCGATGCTGCGAGGAGTATGGTAATTCTTCGCAGCATAGATCAAGAAATTGTCTTCGTTTATCTCAACATTCATACAGATTATATAGTTGAGATTTTAAAACTACTTGCCGACCTTTTCTTGTAACTCTTTGATCATGTTGTCTTTGGTCTTTCGCTTGTCTAACTCTACGCCAAGATCGCGACCAAGTTCTTCCAACTTTGCCTTCGTCAACTTTTTCAGTTCAGCAGCAGTCGGTAATGAATCAAGTGCTTCTTTTACCTCCTCCTTGATATCGTCAACAACTTCGTCGATCTTCTCTTCGATCTCTTCAATTGTTTCTTCTACCTTCGGGAACAAGTCTTTCGACTCACTCATTACATACCAGACTACAACACCTGCTAGTACAACCAAACCAAGTACAAATAATGCTTCCATTACAACAAACTCCAATTATGAATTATCTTTTACTTTCTCTGGACTCTTTGAGTCGCCGTTACCAAGATTGTCACCGCGACGAGAAGATGCTTGAGATTTTACTGCCCTTCCTGCCTTTGATACATCATCGTGACCCTTTTCATCAAAGTCAGATTCAGATGAAGTTGTGTCGCCGCCCATATTGTGGTCGTCAGCAAACTTCTTCGACTTTGGTGATTCTTTGTCCATGACACCTTCAGGTTTTGTGGCACCTTTGACATGCTTCTTATCAGGACCAGGACCGCTATTAGGTTTATTTGGCGGATATCCTGCTTTTTCCAGAACATCAACAAACTCGCGTGTCAACTCTGGGTAATCATTCGCCATTGACTTATCGCCATTTTTCTTGTCGCCCCTGCGCGCAGGTGCACCCTTGATAGGATCAGCAGGTGCTTCTTCCTTCATGTGATAACCTTTATCATCACAGTGGTCGCAACCTTTGCCCTTACACTTCGGGCACTCTTCCTTGTCGTCGTCGCCGTTGTCGTTTTCTTTCTTCACACGATCTTTGCCGCAAGAAGATTCGTTTTTCTGACCCTTCTTAGCACGGAGAGCAGCAAGGTCGTCACCTTCAATATCCCCGTCACCGTCGTGGTCAATTTTCTTTTGCTTAGGAGACAGTTTCTTCTCGGTTACTTCGAGATATGCCTCCCAAACTTTCTTCATGGATTCTAAGTCCATCGTTATTACTCCTGATCAGTAGAGTTAGTATCGTTATTTATATTCTTTTTAGTTTGCGCTGTAATCTGTTCTTCATAATAAATGATGATTGCCTTCTGCTGTTCAATATATCTACGAATATCTGCAAGGTTCAATGACAGATTCTCATAGTGCGGAACAGACAACGCAAAGAAAACTAAATCACCGTTGGCGTTTTCAAACCTTTTCTCAAACTCTTGAATGTTGTCAGTGGTAACGGTATACCAATTAACATCAATCATATTGATTGGACGAGGAGAGTTCCTTAGTGGGATCTCCGGATACTGTACTACTGTTCGAGTGACGACAACTTCTTTAGGAGTTGTACTACATCCCGCTGTCGTCAGCAGGAGCAGACTTGCCACTAATAGTTTCAATCCCGTCAAATGCTTTCTTAGTTCCATTATTCACTCTCTTTTCAATCAATCCTGGTTTTTTCAACGCAAGTCTAGTGAGGTCGTGATTACCAAACACCTCAATTAATCTGTTTCTACTTTCTTCGGACTTCTCTAAATCCGCTTCTAACTTTGCTGTCAACTCCGCTGTCTTTTCAGCGTTCTCTCTCATAGTATCTATAGTCCGTTGATTATCCTCTACAGCGATCTTTAGAGTTGCATTATTTGCTTCAAGTTGTCGAATAGTATTTTGCGTATCGGTGTAATAAAAATAACCACCGCCAGCAATAGAACCAAACAACAATAATACTAAAAGAATTGGCATTTTATTTTGCTTTCGCCCTCAATGATTTGATCAACATAATTTTAAATCTTCGCTTATCATCTGGTTTTTGAAGACCGTCGTGCCTCTTTAAAATCATATCGATCTGCTTAGGATTCAGTGTCACCTTTTTACCAGTAGGAGATACAGTCACTGCTTGATTACCACCACGGTCTTGTGCCTTGCGCAGTTGCATAAAGATGTTACGATCTGCTGGATCCGCAGAACCAGTGCGCACTTTACCTTTAGAAGTTTTAGATACAGGTTTAGGTGGCGCTGCCTTCTTCGCTTCGCGCTCTTTCTTCAGTTCCGCTTGCGCTTTTGCCTTCAGTGCTTTTCTTTCCGCTGGGGGCATATAACCAGTTTTACCGCCACGCAACTCCTTCATCTTATCTGCCAGTTTCTTAGAGGTCGCCTCATGAATCTTACGACCATCAGTCTTGTGGACAGTTGCCTTGTCGCCGACCTTATTGACTTTGTTTACGCGATCAGCATACTTCTTCGCACCCGCTGGAGTGGGGTGATAATGTTTGATCATCCTAGTACCGTCTTTTTTCTTGACGACGACAACATGCCCTGGCTTGTCAGTGAAGTCGCGTGGATCCATTGTTTCTTTCATTGCTTCGCGCTCCTTGGAGTGACGGTTCTTAAGGTTCTCTTTTTCTTTGGCGTGCTTTAACTTTAAACGTGCACGTGCTTCAGCATCTTCTTTAGTCATCTTTTGGAAAGTAACCATATCTCGAGGATTGAACTTGTTGCCGTTCATCTTATCGCTACCTTCTTTCTTTGGGGCATATATCCCTGTTTTCTTCTTAGGGTTGCCGTACTTCTTATCAAGTGCTCTAAACAAATCTGCTTTAGAGATTGGTTTCTTTGCAGCAGAAGCAGGTTTCTTATCAATCGGGTCAGATGTGCGACCATACATTTTATTCGCCGCATGACTTTGTGCGCGAGCAGCGCGTGGGTTGTATCCTTCATCCATTTCTTCTTTCCCCTGAGACTTTAGACGGAAATGTTTTTGTACTTCAGCACTAGAAACACGCTCAACATCTTGAACAACTTTGTCTGGGTTTTTAAACAGTTTGCGAAAGTTTGATTTTATCTGAGAAGGACTATCAGCGTCAACAATCATAGTAGGCAAACCTTCGACGTTTACTTTATACATGAGTTCGTCGATTTGTGTTTCTTCTGGAACACAGTTGGGCACCATCTTACCACCTTTCTTCTTCATGCCAACTCTTTTATATCCGTCCCAACAATCTTCTTTCTTTTCACCTTTCTTGGCATCAAGGTATGCAGCGATCGCCATTTCTTTTTTCTTAGCATCGGACTTACCTTTAAACTGGGGTGCGTCTGACTTTTTAAAGTCATCGATGTATGCCTTGATACCCTGAGAAGGATTTAACTTTTCGTTCTGTACATCTTGGTGAGCAGGAACCATACGTGTCTTTTGCTTCCCGTCTTTATCAACATAGGTTTGAGGTTTTTTAGCGGAGGAGTTGGTGCGAGTGTTAGTGTCAGTTTGTTGCCTGTCACTGTTTAGTTGTTTGCCCTTGTGTTTCACTTCGCCCCTCTTCATTGCTTTTTTGCGGTCGCGCATGGGACCACCCTTGTTAAACTTCCTGGCATGTTTTGCTACTGGATTTTTCATTCTTGTACCTTAAACCCAAATATTTTTCCATCGCTGTTCGTAGGTATAACCTGAGGAATAACGGTTGCCTTAAATAACAAAAAACTTGCCCCATCAGATTCCGGACGAAAGTGCCTTCCTTTAGTTCTTGGTAAAACAAACTTGGTTCCCAAAACTAAAGGAGTCCATTCAGAATCTGTTTGAGTTCTAAAACTCCATCCTGGAGTATAGTTCTCACTATCTAAACTTGCCAATCTATTTTTGTGGTCGTTCTTCCAAACAAACTCGCCAGAAGATTCTGCGATCCAATAAGAAACATTGTTCTCTGAATCTAACCTCCACAGTATGTTACCTTCAACACTTTGCTCAGGTACTTTCTTATTAGAATGTACTTGACCGTCATGTTCTTCATATGGATTTTTCCAATAATCTGTCATGCTGAATCTGGTCCTTGGAGAAACGGATGAGAGTCAGGCAACTTTACAGTAGTAACGAAAAGATGCAATCTACCCCTTCCTGCTGAATCTCTTATAAAAGTTCTATCTTCCCCTTCCCTTAAAAAGTATGGTATATTCTTATCCATCCTAGTAAAACCATCATCAGAGGAAGATTTAAACTGCCAACCTTCTGTCCCTAATTCATGGTCCAGCATAATATTCCTTGGCTTCATATCGCCGTTCCATACGAAATTACCAGATCCATCTGACTCAATATAAAGTCTACGCCAACCAGTTCCTCTCGCTGGAGTTTTCCAAGTTTTTATTGACACTTTACCAAGCCTTACAAGACCAGTAACGTGCCTTAGTCTTTGGTCCTGGACTGTCACAATTATGACGAGCACGGAAAGACTTTCGACGACCAGGAATATTCTTCTTGATCTTCATGTTCTTATCGCCGAAGTTTACTTTCTTGACGTTACCAGTCGTCGGATCTTTTACATAGACCTTTGACTTCTTGACATCACCCGCCATTGGTTTATTCAGAGTAACTTTCCTACCTTGATACTCTGCTTCAGAAAACTGTTTAAACCGCAACATTTTATTTTTCCCTTCGTTCGGAGTTATCTTCCTTGCGCGTTTATCGGAAGCATCTGTGCCCCACTCTTGTTTTTGTGGATTGTAACCTTTCACGCAAGATCCTTGTCGTGGTTCAGTCCACCCTTTTTCTTTTTAACAATGAATGCGTTTACTCTTGCCATACCCCACTGCGAAGGAGTGGTTCCTGGTCGGTGGCCTGTCTTCCATGCGGCAACACCGCGATCATAAACTTTTCGCAGCGTGCCGACGGAGATACCTGATTTGTCTGCTTTCTTGGCGAGACCTTTAGACACGTCCTCTGCGATATAGTCTGAAAACTTCATTTGACAGTACCATTTTAGATTATAGTACTGTTATTTATATCGCAGAGGAGTTTAGATTTTACTTATTATCTGACGAGTCTTTGTGAGTTCCAGCGTACAAACCAAACCACGCTGCACCTGCACCTACAATAACAGAAATCAAACCTGACTGTTCCATACTCGGTTCTGGTAGATCCATATACCAGAGCACTGTTTTATACAATAAGAATATGTATACTGATAAAAACAGACGAGGAAAGATCCGCCATGAATCTACTGCTCGTGCCAAGTGTATCCAGTTTTGATATGGATTCTTGCCGCTGTCAACGGTTCGAGTATCAACTTCAAGTTCTAGTTGTACTACTTTCTTTTCAGGTTCCATGTCCCCTCCTACGGATTATTGAGCGGATTGTCAAGGATAATCTGAATCTTCTCTTCGAGATCTTTGCGTGCATCTCGAAGGTCTTTATCCAAAGTCCTCATCCTTTCGTTTACTCGAATCTCAATCTCGTAAACATCATCTCGTAATTCGCGTTGGGTAGTTGCAGTTGTATCGTCTACGCGACGAGCAAGTGCTTCAACCTTATCCATATCAGTACTCAAGTCTGATTTCAAGGCATCGATCTTTAACGAGAGGGCAGATAAACTCGCCTCTACAGATGCCATAGTTTCTTTCTGCACTGCTAACTCTTGATCAATATGAGAAAGATCAGGAGCGACGTAACTTGTTATTTGTGCTTTCATGTTACGGTAGTCGTTATAAAATTCAAACGCACCCCATGCGCCACCGCCAAGTGTAGAGAGAGCAGTGATCAACACCACTATCTTACCACCACGGAACGTCATGCCAGCGAATTCAAACTCCGCCATTGTTTTCTCCCATGTAACAGTTGTGATCTTGCGACCTTGCCCAACTGAGTTCTTGAATGATACGATTATACCATTGCTTGTCGTATTCGTCTTTCGCTTTGTGCATATCAGAAGCGAGTTGTGAAATACGAATGTCGATATAATCAATTATATCAGTTTTCTTACCTCTGCGCATCCCTTTTCTCCTCCCATAATTTTTGAGCGAGTTTTCTATCAGACGTAATAACGACGATACGGTCATTATTATCATATACAATATATCTGATGCCAGTCTGTGTGATCTCAGTCTTTATCATAAGATACTCATAAATCCAGCAATCATAGCACCACAAAAACATAAAAACAAAACTATTGCGATGCCGTCTATTATATTTGCCCTTTTCCGAGCAGCTGCTTGTGCTGCCTCTATTCTACGCTGACGAATAACTCGTCTTTCTTTCATCATATCATCGTAGAATTGTTGTTGACCAGTGTACAACAAATATTCGTACAACTCTTTTTCTAGTTGCTTAATTTTATGACGGGCAGCAGTAACCTGTAGTGCCTGCGCTTCAACACTGCTGCCACCAAAAAGTGAACCCACCATCGATGGATTCTTTGCATGTTGATCTGCCTCTGCAAGCGATTCCTTCGCATCAAAAAACTGGGCGAACTGCGCATACATATCCTGTACCTCACGTCCTTGTTCAATTGCCCCTTTTAACATCTTAAAAGCAGAGCCTGCCATTGACAACGCTGCTGCTACTTCTACCATTTTAATCCTCTCTTGGTGGTCCTGCCATCAAGTTCGGTGCTGTCGGTAGTCCAGATCCTTCAAACTTTAACTGACGCAGGTTTACTATTTCCTGCTGTAGTTTCATAACTTCCAATCGCTTCTTTTCTAATTCTAACTGATATAACGCATTACAATTCAACCTTTGCTTCGGTGCTCCTATCGGGATGGTGATCTTCCCGTATACACCAATGTCTCGCAAGAACTCACCTGTATTGTATCTGTTCATCATATATGGATCTTGCGAAGCAAGGTTGTAGATTGGATCTTCTTGGTTTAAAATACCAACTACTCCAAACTCTACGTTTGTGGATGACCCGATTGCTGCTGAGCACTCGACGTCACCCGCTCTAACTCTATCTGATTGGAAGGACTGGGGAGTTTGCGGTATCGCAAGGTTTATCCCGTTGTTCTGTCCATATGCCGAACCAGAAACTAAAAATAAAAACAACAATAATCTTTTCATCGTATTTTCGAACATATCCTCGAGGACACAACCGTTCTACTTACGTCCCCCTGTAAAATCATAGACCGACTACAAATATAAACCGAACGAAGGTAGTCTGTCTCTCTAAAATAAATTACCACTTCTTTCTTTTTCAAATAATCTAACTGTACCGTCCTCTCTGCTGTTGCGAATGGTACAGGTAGAAAATCTTCATCAAACACTTCAAATGTATAATATGAAACATCCTTTCGATTATTCCATAAGTACATCTTTGCTTGATATATCCCAGGAACAAATGAACCAGTTACCTTGGGATATGTGGGTGTCCACTGGTGAGCATAAACTTGCGCACACAGCAGACACCCGATTACCGCCATAACGAAGCGCATAGTTTATAGTGCTATGCAGTTCGCTTCTACGATTGCAGTATAAGTGCCTCCTGGGAGTGCCTTATTAAAACCGTAATCTGCTTCAGAACTTACCTTGAACCACGTACTACCAGCGATATCAAGATCGACTTCTGTCACATTATCGTACTCAACTTTGGAAGTGTCGTATGCTGACATACCAGCGTCAGATACTGCTTCGACAGAAGTTGATCCACTCCAGTTAACAACGTCGTTCAACTGTGGACTCTGTGAGAAAGAAATCGGATGAGCAATTACTGCCTTGTATGCTTCAGCGAGGACAACATCGAATCGCACAACAGGTTCTACTCCACCGTCTGCTGCATCAGTACTGAGAATGCTAGCACTCGGGTTTCCATAAACACCCTGCTTATCAGTTGTCACCACACACTTAGACTCTACCTGCCCAATGATCGGTGTGTCTACAGCATATGCATTCATCGCTGCGAGCGATACACACAATGCCAACGTCTTTTTGAACATTACTGTTCTCCTCTATATTGAGATTTTACTAATTTATCATGAAGTAAGTCTTGCGCAAACTGTAGTCTACGACCCCGATTATTCCTCGGGAGTCTAGAATCTTTTAACACAACAGTGTCCTCTATAACGCCATCAGGCAACTGTTGAAAATATTGTTGAGAAAACTGACTTAACGCCATGACCTGATTGTGCTTAGCAGTATCCTCTGCGCCTTGTAGCGAACGCCCAACTATACCCAACACAGTTTCTAGGTCTACGTCTTCTTCTTCCTCTTCAGCATCTGCAAGTTTTGCTCTTTGTTTTTCTTCTTCGTCTTCATCGCGAAGCATCATTTCGCGATCTAACTCATCTTGCACAAACTGATCATTAATAGGATCAGCAACATCTGGGACGGGTGGTATATCAGGTATCTCGGGTTTGTATCCTGGGCAATCCGGATCTGCTTGTGGGTCATAGCAGGTGTCATATTGATAAGTGTATACCACAAAAGGGTCATCAACTCTCCCTTTGCCTTCCCACTCAATACTTCCATCCCCCCAATACTCGATAGGTATTTGCGATATCGGTATAACTCTGTTTATTGTATTTCCTGGTATTCCAGTCCAGTCATCAGTACTTCTAAATGTATATCCACCGTCTATAGGATTTTCGTTAGAAACGTGCACCAACATAGGATCATCAGGATCTTTCACTGTAGTGTATCTGTATATCACATTACTGACAGTCAACCCTGTCGCCTGAGGCAAGACATTGGACATAACCCAGTTATATCCAGAACTCGCCGCATTGGTTGTGGTGCCGAATACTTGCTCAGAGTAAGAGTAAGAGGGCAAGCAAACTAGCAATGCCGCCACTAGCAGCTGCGACAGTCTTATCCGTTTCATCCAATCCTTCCTCTGGTTTTACGTTTTCTTCTACTGTGTTACCTTCTGCTAACCACGCTGCTCTTGCCTGATCACCAATAAGTCCGTCATAAGGACAAGGTGTTCCAGCATTCATCATTGCCTTAAACACTCTTTCATCCTGACACATCATTGACACCGCTGCAACTTTCATACCCATATCGTACAAGGTCTTTGCGTTCTTGAGTCGTTCACAGTTTTCGTCAGTAAACTGCGTACCAGTAGAGATACCAAGAATCTGCGTTTGTACTGCACCAGCAACTCCGAACGTACAGAGGTCGGAGTTGGAAGTGTTTATAGTAGGAGTGATTGCTGAAGCAGGTGGAGACTTCAGTGTTGTGGTTGTGTTGCCGTTCGTAGTCACTGTACTGTTAGTGACCGACTCGGTTCTAATAACATCATCAAGCGGTTGGTTTTCATCTTGCGCTATCGCCTCTGATGCAACAACTGCTAATGTTACTACTAATATAGCGGCACAGATAATGCGCCATAGACTTGCGTCCAGTTTATCCATTTTACCATTTCCTAATGTAGTTTTGTCCAACAAATCAAATCAGATTTGCATAGTATTATTCGTAATTACAAAAGAAAATAAAACAGGGACGTCAGGTCAAGCACATAACGGAGACCACGAATATTTAGTCGCCGTACATCTTAGAAAACGCTTTCGTGTATTTTGACGGTTTAGTTTTAGTTGTTTTGTCGCCAGGAGCAGGTTTGTATGCCTTTGGATCTGAGTCTGACATTTTAGTCTGCTTCTTAAACTGAACATCGCGCCGACGTTTCATCGACTTGCTTAAACCTTTATGGTATGCTTTTGGTTGGGAACCCTTGCGATCTTTAATGTCAGGGTCTTGAGGAGTTTTTGGTTCTTCGCGCATATTGAGCGTCGCATATCTCTTGCCACCAGTGGGTGACGGAACAAACTCTGCGCTGGACACATATTCATCCAACTTTTCAATGGCATCTAGCCATTTGCGGACAACTTTATCTTCGCCTAGTTCGACGATGACATAGTTGCTACCCAGATGAGTGATAGTGCCTACCTCTTCAGATTCTTTAATAACAACCTGATCACCAACTTCAAATAACTCACCCTTTACAAACTTCTCGCGAGTCTCTGACACAGGGTCAAGTTCTACGTGACGTTTGAATACAGTTTCTTCTTTGATGCCCATACCGTTGCGCACATCAACAAACAACTTCTTCGCGTCCTTGTTACTCATAGATCCGAGACCTTGTGAGAAACCTGCGAAGTCATTATCCGCTGCAAACGCACGGAGTTTGGAAGCAGACATTCCCTCTACACCTTCGGCGTCAGGATCGCGTGCTCCAGCAGAAACTACTTGGATGTTCTTGAAATTGTAAAATCCGTGCTTACCCTTCACACCATTATACTTTTCTAGCAATGTCGTAAACTCTCGTACACGGTCAGAACCAACAACCATGACCAAGTTTTTAAAACCTTGCTCATACAGATATGATGCTGCATCAAAGGCAGTGCGGACTTTCTTGTTGATCAAAACTCGGCGAGCGTGACGAGGAAACATCTTACGAACATGCTTTACCTTCGCGCTGTAGTCGAGTGGATTTTTCTTGGCGTCTTGCGACTGAGATAGGAAAACAAAATAAGGATTTTTGCCCGCATTTTTTGCGAGCATGTCTAACAACTTCTGATGACCAGAGGTTGGAGGATTCATACGACCGAAGGTAAAATAAGCGACCTTTGCTTCTTCTACCAGATAGTCATTAAACGACTTAATCATGTCGTCTCCCTACGACTACATTATTTATTTTTAGCAGCAGATGCTGCCTTCTTTCTCTCACGATCTGCTTTTCTAACGTCGGGGATTAACCTTCTGGCAATACGATCTAAGCGAGGTTTCATCTTGTCAAGTTTCTTTTCGTATGACTGACGCATAGCGAAACTCATATCTTGCTTTGACTTGCCCCTAGTCAATTTCTTGAGCATGAGCAATCTCGCTTTCTTCTTTGCACGTCTCTTGATAACATCCATTGTTGGAGTTCTTTTCAGTGCACGAAGTCTTCCAATTTTAATACGTCCCTTCATCTTCTTCATCATCTGACGTTTCTTAATACGCTGAGCATGAGTCAGTGCTTCTTCTATCTTCTCACCTTCAGGTTGGTAAGAAGCATACTCGGCATTGCTGCCAGCACCTTGCTGCTTTTTGCGTTTGGCCGCTTGATAGTTGATATACTCACCCATTCCTGGAGCATAGTCGACCACGAGAAAATCTTTAAATGAAAGTGGTTTAGGCACGTTTAATTCCTACTAGGTTTATCCCATCCTTTTAATATATCTGGTGAAAAGTTGTTATATGAAAATTCCATACGATCAACTAACTTCACCGCATCACCACCAAGTTTGTCGATAGCAACAAATCCTTCTTGACCTGTTACCTTGTAACCCTTCCGCGTTTTAACAAAAGTGCTTATATTCGCAAGGGCATTGAGTTTATTTATAAGGATCAGTTTCGCCAATACAATATTCTTTTGCAGTTCGAACATAGCGATTAATGATGCGGTGTTTTGCTTCGAGAAGAACGCCATAATTTTGTTGAGTTTTTCTCTTTGTGCCTTCTTACCACGCTCCGTGGATCGCTTATCTATCTCTGCTTTGTACTTCGTGCGCAACCAACGCTGTAACGCGATTACGTGTCTACGCGAGTCTTGTATGACCATACCCTTACGGACGAATGTGTTATTAAACTGTTCGATCAACTGAGCGAGATCTTGATTCGCCTCAAGTTGTCGCAGGGTGCTGCCAGCAATCTTCTGAAATATTTTACCAGCAGTTGAAAGGTATTCGGTCACTTCTTTAGTTTTGGCAGCAGTCAAAGTAGCAGTCGTCACGTCACGAAGCATAGCATCCTGACTCCAAACCTTACGACTGTTCTTCAGAGCACCAACGTTGACGCCGAATGATGCTCGCATACTTTCAAACGTATCACCAGTGTATGTTGTATGCCACACGATACCGATACGAGCAGTCTTCACTTCTTTCGCCGCAGCACTTCCCTTTGGCAAAGCATACACGATAGTGTTGGGATGGAATGTAACATAACTTTCGCCACCAATATTCTTGGTCGCTACATCTCCAGGACCAAACAAGAAGTCACCCTGTATGACACCCTTGATGCCAAGAGCAGGGAGTTCCTCAAGTGCAGCGTTGAGTTTTACATTCAAGTCGCCGGAAGTGTCAGCGTCGACATCTGCCTTCGTCTTGTATACTTTAGGATTCTTGTTGAAGATACCCTTCTTCGCCACGAAGAACTTACCGTCGCGAGGATCGATGCCTGCGAAGATAGCAGGGGCACCGTCCCACTTGACGGAGATATCACCTTTATGTTTGCCAGCTAGCATATCCCGCAACCCACGAAGGGCATTAATCGCCTCTCGGGTGCCATTGACCCCACCATAGAGGACTTTGTCCTCGATGTGAGTCATGTGAGTGTTCTTCGCCTCAGAGAGCATTTGATGTGTCATAAACGATTTCATACGGGCATTGTACTATATCTGGACACAAAAGTAAAGGATTGTTTGGCTATATGCATATAACTTTTAGTTCTCAACCAGCACCATATCGAAGTCACAGGATACCGTATTATTGGTGCCCCCAGTGATCCGGACGTCGATATTGGATTTCTCAGTAATCTTCAGCGGAGTTACAAACTGCGTCTCACCAGTACCAGAGTACAGCGAGATTGTGGACTGGACTCGGAACACGCCACCGAACGGTCTGACCATCAAACGAATAATGCTTGACGTCTGCTTTGACGAGGACACTCTCAGGTTCGACAGGTATGCGGTGTGCCCAGCAGGAACCGTATACACTGACATCAAAGTTTGTCCGTACCCTGCGGCGATCTCACCAACCTTGGTTGCGCCAGCATTAATGCTAATCTTTCCGACGTTAGTTGCTCCGCTCGCAACAAAGGCACGATGAACCACAATATATTGGTTACTGCTCGCTGCGGTGTTTGTCCCACCCGCCATGGTCAGAGTATCTGAGATCTCATTATAGTTGGCGTCCAAACCTTCTACTACAATTGTTTGTGCGCCAGAACCACCGTTGGTATCATCGCCGCTGGTACTAACTGCTACCACCGTCCCAGGAGTGTAGTCCCAAGGATATAGTAGTGTCGATGATGTATCGGCTGGAGACCAGATCGTGGATAGGTTGCCGCTGTTAGTACCGTCGACCAAACCAAACTTGTGTACGACGCTGTACCCAGTTACCTGACCAGCAGCAATAGGAATGTTCGCCGCGTCACCAAAACTGTTGATGATATTACCGTTTTGATCGCCGAGCATAGTGACTTCATAGATGTCTTCATTATTGCCAAGCATTGTTTGGAAATGTTTATTAAACTGCGCCATTTTAGTATACCTTTGCGTATGGTCCAGATAATTCTGACTCGGACCCAGCATAGTTCACTAGACCTGAGGCGAAACGATCTTTGTTTTTCTTTGACATTGATTCGACTATGGAGATAAGTTGGGTTGTCATAATCTTAGAGACAAACCAGTTCATATCCTTTTCCATAACTGCTTTATAAAATTCGTACTCGTCCATCTTGTTTGTGTCCGGACAAGCAGTATACCAATCGTAAAACTTTTTGATTGTCTCATCGTTGCGTTCGCTGAGTTCTCTTTGTGGTATAAAAGTTTTTCCTGGTCCGATGATCATATCGACCAACCCTTTGATTGGTCCACCGGACATCTTACCCATGTTCGCGTTCTTACCTTTTAGTTCGCCCTGCCATGTAGTGCCGAACTTACGGAACTGTGCTTTACCACCGTTGAAGAAAAGATATCCGTCACCAGAGTCAAAGAATCCACGGAGACCAGTTGTTGTTCTTTCGTATTTAAAAGTCGGTCGTTCTCTACCCAAGTTCAACTCTTTGTAGTTGACCCTGCCTACACATTTCTTAAGAGAAACTCCGATGATATCTTTGCTGATAAAATTCTTGATCAACATTTCGTTCAGTTCAGTGAAAGTTTTAGCAGAGGTCAAGTTGACGGTTGCTCCCTTTGGAGTAACCATCCAAATATCAGCAGGACTCCATTTGTTTGCATCCCCAAACGGTTTACCTGCCTCTCTGTTGAGTAGGTTCACATGCGTGTATAAATTGTTTACCCAAGCAGAACCGCGATGGTGCTTGTAAGTGGTAGATGGAAATTTCTTCTTTAATTGCGCCGCCACCAACTTAGAAGATGCAATCCAGTCGTCTGGCAGTTTGGTTAGCACGTTTTCGATTTTCTCGTCAACGTCGTACTTACTGCTGGCACCTTTGAGTCCATCATGGGTGTATGGTTTTTTGGCATAGCAAGCAGCATTGTAGACGCACTGGGCAGACTCGGCGAGCTTGGTGATGTCAGAACCTGCGCCTGATCCACCGCCACCTTTGATTTTTACTTCAACGTAGTAAGTCCCCATCTCAGCACGACCTACTGATGATGTACCGCCACTAGGATTATATCTGCCTTTCAACTTAGTGGCAATATTTCTCAATGCACCTTCTCGGTCGCTACCCTTTTCGAGTTGGACAACCACTGTACTTCGAGTTTTACCTTGCTTGAGATCGGTGTATCCACACTTATCGAGTTGGATTTTTAGATCATCTGTTGAACGGATTGCCATAGATACCTTCCTCTTGGATGTATCTATTTATACTTCTTCCTCCATCCACTTCTTAAATAGTTTTTCTTCAAGACGTCGTGCTTCTCTTTCCCAAGGAGTATCGTTCTCAGCATAGATGCCTTTTCCGTATCGAACAGTCCTGCCCTTCCAACGGGAAACAGGCAGATCCCATTCGTCAGGATGACTTGTAAGTTCTCTTCGGAGATACTGACGAGCATGCACTAGTTCGTGCGCAACAGTTTTGAGTTTATCTTCGTAGGATATTGATTCGCCAAACTGCCTAGTGGCAATCTGTATGGAAACTTCGCGAGAGTCACCTGTACATAATCCAAACGCATTATCTTCTAATTCACCGTAATGCCAACGGAAGTCAATCCATCCGCGAAGTTTGTCTATGCCTAGTTCTTCGCAACACCAATCGGCGAACTCCTCAATGTACTGAGGAGTCCTAGCATGATAATATACCAACATTAGAAGCGACCAAGTGCTTTGTCGATCTTCCTTCCCATCTCATAGATCTGACGATCAATGCCATGTTGAATAGAACGCTCAACCGTTCGAGCAGTTCGGTCAATGCTTCGGTTGACAACACGATCGGTAGCAGTTGCAACCCTGCCCTTGCTCGTGCAATCATACACATACATTGTGTTGGTTCCTTTATAATAAACCGAGTCGCGACAAGTCTTACTTTCCACAACGATGATTTTTGTATCAGCAGGGATATTGACTTGACCATATGCAGCGCCAGTCCAAAGACCGACAACGAAGAACGTCACAAGAACTGCGAGTTTAGTAGGTGTCCACATAGTCTTTCTCCTTTCCACTATTTATATATTATGACTGAATAGTGGAACAAAAGCAAATCTAAAATAGTCGTTTAAAATCAACGACTTATGACTGCGACCCCGTCTACGCTGCTTCTCCTAGTCTATAGCAGTGACACATCAGGACATCTCTACCATGCCCTCGCAGTCGTACCCTTACGTTTCCCTCTTTTGACCGGAACCCTGCTCCTTCCTTGTCAGCAGGTAATCTACATGATCAAGGTTCAACGGTTCTTCGTCGAACGCACGCATCATGTTACACATATCTTCATACAACTCATCTGGTATATCACCAAAAGCAGTTACAGGATTTGTTGAATAAAATTTGACATTGCCCTCATCATCATAATAGATCTCGTGAATCTGATATCCCAACAGGGGATCAGTTTTAGGGCGATGCGCTATCCTGTAATTCCAACTCATACTGGTCTCTCAACTTCAAGAACTCATCTACCCACTCGTCACGGTGTTCGATGAATACTTGAGACTCTCCTTCTTGCGTTGTAATGATTGTGACTAATTGAGTCACAGGTATTCCAGTCATCTCTTCAAACATAACTGCGTACGCAGCTTCCTGCTTGAAGTAGTTATATATCTTAGATCGAGTCTTTCGCCGCGCAGAAGTTTTCCAGTCGATCACTGAAATTTTCCCATCGTACTCGGCGACCATGTCTACCGTTCCTGCTGCTCGCAGATACTCGGAGTACATCAGTCCTTCGATCAATCTAACATTGTCGATGTGCTCATCAGCAACATCGCGCAAGCGACCAAACATGTCGCGTGCGTTTGGCATTATTACGCCAGTTGACTCCTTTCCTTGTATATAGTCCTCTATCAAAGTATGGACTGACGTGCCGCGAGAAGATGCTTGCTTCGATATCTTGTTCGCTTGCTCAGCACCTACTCGGCGACGCCATTCATGTAATGCTCTCTTGGTTTTTTTACAAGAGGCAAGGACGGTTGTGACAGAAGGGTACGGAACTGCTTCCCCATCCTCTTTTACATAATGACGTTTACCGTTGACGGTAACACGCTTGATCTTTGGTAGTTCGATCAAGTCCAAATTAAATTTTTTCATTACTATACCAAGTCGCCAAAGAAATCACTGTTCATTGCTTTACACAATCTACTCTTTGCGTCTTTGAGTAGATTCTTGTTTTGTTTAGACCAATCCCTTGCTACTGCTCCATTCATTCCAAAATCTGCTACAGCAAGAGCATACTGGCCATTTAAGGTGCGAAGCATGTGAACCTCTACAGGCATGCTATCGTGAGTAAACTCCCACGCCCAACGGATTTTTCCATAGGCATCATGATCCGCTACTGCGTCCTGCTTAAAATAATTAGAAACCCACTCTACACCAACGAGTGCATTAGGGTTCACTTCTTCTATTGTTTCTAGTTCCATTACAGCAATCCTGCTACCATTTTAATGGCGTCAATTGCCTTGACTACCTTGTTCTTGATGTCCTCAGTCTCAAGTTGCTCTTCTATGCGAGCATAATCACAAAGATCATCAACGAGTTCTGTGTACTCGCCCATAGTTATATGTCCTGCGTCCAAAAGTGATCTGTACTCTCGAACCTTTATTTCTGCTGCCTTCTGCCAAAGATCTACATTCATTTCCTTCCTCCGAACACTTCGAGCATATGATCTATAGATTCAGCAACAGTCATCCTTTTTACCTTACAGTACACGTTGCTGGGTGTTTCCCTATCATATAGTTCGTTGATCAGAGAATTAAGTTCTCTGTAGATATCACCGATGTTATCGTTCAATCTATGTTCGCTATAAACTTGCAACCTCAGCGACATACGTTTCATGGCAAACAACTCACGACGATTACACCATTCTTCTTCTGACGCTGGTGTATTCGCCAAGACATATAGAGTCGCCAACGAGTTAAACTCTACGTTGTCGAACTCACTTGGTTTCCATTGCTCTAACTGACCGCAACCAACAAAGAGCAAAACTAATGCTCCGAAAAGTAAGTATCGCATATCCTACCCCATAAGTAGAATTGTCTTCAGGTCTTTAACAGACCACCCACTCATCCTCGCTAGTTGTCGTAGAGTTATGTCCCAGTGCGTATCAAAATAATCGCGCACACGTTCTTCTGTCCAAACACCTGACGGCATACATCACCTCCGCATACGGGCAAGATCTTTCGCTTGCTCGTCGTCAATGACAGGTACAGCGTTCGACTTATGCATCGTCGCAATACCTTTGACCAGAGTCCCCGTATACTGTTTCTTCTCAGGAGCAGCGCAGGGACCACCCTTCGTACAGTCTACCGAAGCATAGACCACACCTTCATCGCGACGAACAGGACCACTACGGGCAGTCATCTCGGAAAAGGCAGGTCGCTTATATTTAGCGTAGACCTCACCCTTGGGTTTACTTTTCTTGATCTTACGACCAGTAAAATCATGTGACATAGAACCATAGATACGCATAGAATGCTCCTCCTATAGTTTTATTATGCCTCAATCAAGAGGAAAAAGCAAGAGAAATAACTCTAATGAAATCAACGACTTAGTGCGCCTTCCACTCAGGACTACGGATTATCGCCTGTGATGTCTTGCCATAATTGAACGATATAGCGACTCTGCTGTTTCGGGGATCAACCTTCCCTTGCGGTCGGACTTCGTGCTCTAACCAACTTGGCCAACAATTCAACTCACCTGTTTTGGGATAGTGAGTGTAGAACATTTCGGCGTCGTTGCTTGGTTCAGCGTGAGCTAAAAGAGTTGCCGCCGGATGTCTAAACCTTATCTTGGTGGAGTTTTCGTCGCCATGAGGATAATAAGTTCCTGCTGCTATTGTGCCAGGATGCGTATGCAACACGTGATCCGTACCCTCCCAATAAACTGAGAACCAATAGTCAAAGTACGGTATCGTCTCAATCTGCCTTTCTTCGGCAAATAATTTTCCTGCTGCTTTCAAAGTGCTTTCTAATGCATTGCGGTAAGGAAAGTTTAACTTCATATGATCATTGAATTTGTCGTCGAAGTAACTAGTGTAATTACCATGTTCATGCAATCTTTTCCTACAATAATCAGCGATTTCCTTATGAGGCAAATCTACATGGCACTTCATGATAGGAACAACAAAATGTTGATCAACTTTAAAAT